ATGACTACAGAGACATTTGAAATTAATAGCGTTAAAGAAGTTAAAGAGACTTATAAGTTATATGAGGTGAATAACTACTTAGAAACTAAAGAATGGGTTTTATTAAGTACAGCTGATGGTAAAGACGAAACAGGTTATCCAATGTTCAAATACTCTTTAGGTAGAATAAAGTAACACTCATTTCAGTTTTTCATTTCCTCTCAAGCCGCATGTTTACTGGCTTTTTGAAATTATGCGGCTAATATCGCGATCCAATGAAACCCACGTAAAATAGAAATTTCTTTTATCTTTCATCGGGTTGTGTTTTTGATGAGATCCATTTCGTGATCTAAAAACTGAAATCTATTGAAATTCTTTTCACACATTTCAGTTTGAGATTTTCTGCAACTCCCTAGTATTGGCGCGGCTTGGCGATATGGTTTGTAAAATTTTAAAACTGAAATAATTTTTAGATCCAAATTGTGCAGGCGGGTGCGGTGTAGTGCGTTTTACGTGGTGAAATCTTTTCTTTCGTGGGGGCTGTGCTTCGCCTGCGCTATGCAGGGAACGCGATCCAATTTAATGATTAGGTTCTGTTAGGTAATTATTGATGCGCTCTGTGTGGCGTGTAGGCTGCTATATTGCAGGCATAAAAAAGCCCACATAACGTGGGCAGATATGGACGATACTTGTATTTATAATTCACATATTATCTTTAAGCTTTTCTATGCATTCCTGTACTACGCTAGCCAGTGCTGGATACTCTCCGCTTTCATCCTTGAGCATTGTTTCAAGGGCTGCATTCATTTCACCAATGGCGCGCTGTAACGCTTGTTGCCGTAATACTTGCAGCATTGTTGCATTACTCATAAGAACCTCTCAATAATCCTTTGTTGCAGTGATTCTATCTAATTCTAGTTTTACTTACCAATAACAGGCGAATACTTTTTATTCAATGTGTCTGACTTGGTGCCAGTGCCTTTGATAGCTTGCTCGTTTAATGGGGCGCCTGTGTTACTGTGAGTGTGTGCGGCTGTCAGCTCTGCTAATTCTTTCACAACATCAAGTGTGTCTATCATCAATTGCGCGACGTTGATTTGCTGGCTACCTATCCAAATAACAGGCGCTATAATTTGTTGCTGTGCGCCTGCAATGCTTTGTTTTATCTGCCCAACTTTCTCAATGAGCTTTTGCCCAACATCAAGGGCCATGTCTTTTTCAATACTGGCGACATAATTTGATGATGTGGCGATTGAGTAGTCACCCTCAGATAATTGCTGTATCGCGCCTGCTAATAATTTCTTGGTACCTAAAATGGTTAATGTATCATTAGCCTGTACCGTGGTTTCCCTCGCGACCAGTTCGCGCTGTTCTTTGTCCGCTTTGATAATACGTAACATTGACGCTTCATTGATGCTTTGGTCAGTTTCACGGTTCCAGCTACCATCTTGCGTTACACGCTGAAAAACTTCTTTGCGTTGTTGCTGCAGTTGCTCCCCTGGTTGTATGTCCGGTAGGGTATTATTTTGACTGAGTGTTTGCCGGATAAACGGTTTATCTGGCCTGCCGCCTTCAAAAGCAATTTCGACTAATGTTCCCTCCGGTGGAAATTGAAACATACCGCTTTCACCGCCTGCCATTGGTAGTGGTAAAGGTACGGCTTTGTAAGTTGGTGCGGCTGATTCGTTACCGTCACTATCTAGCAATTGCACGTCAACAGCATATTTCGGTCTGAATGGGTCAGAAATATCACCGGCACTAACTGACTCGCTCGGTGATTCAATTCTGGCAAATTTTGGTAAATGTAAACCTGCCGATAATTCGGGATAAGCTTTATCAATTTGTTTTTGAATTGGGCTCTTATTTTCGGCTTTCCCTGTTAGTGGATTTTCTGCAGTCCAATAGAGTGTAATGTCTTCATTTTCAAGCTGAATTTTATTAACCCGCTGATTATTTACCACGGTTCCGGCACGTAAAGCGGGGATTAATGGATAAGTGGCGCTGTTACCTGCAGATTGATTTTTTGAAAACTCTGCAGGTATTTCGTAGTTATCGGATTTAAACATCGAATCAACCCAACTGCCGACAAAAACTTTACCATCTGGCATTTGGTACCAGACATAATCAGTGATACTAAAAACTGCCCCTAAATTTGTTAGTAGTTGATATCCGGTACCATTGTGGGTGAAATGGGGAATAGGCGTATTGATATATTTTGCATCGGGCAAAATAAAGGTTAAGCCGCTATTTTCCTGTAAATAGTCGGTGATGGTTTTTAATGTGGGGTGCTGAAATGAACATGGCCACATTTTATCAAACAGGCCAACGAGCTCACGAACAAACAATTTTTGAAAGCCATTATCTGCAGGTTGTGAGCGTTCAACGTACCCAGTGAAATACCGATACAGTGAATCGGTATAGCCAGTCTCAAAGCGAACTAATTTACCTGTGTAATCATTTTCTGTCTCAACCGTCAGAAACCCACGACCACACGCTGATAGTTCGAGCATGATTTTAGCGTCCACAATATGGACTTCATCATTGGATAAATAACAACGGCTAATTGGTTTCATTATTATTTATTCCCAAAATCATCAATTGGTTTCAAAACCGTACTTTCAAACCATGTTAATTCGTCTTTTTCTTCTTGTGACCCTACCGTCGGTGCTTTCGGGTTGCCCGTCTGTTTTTTCGCTTTGACTTGTGCTGCGGCTCTGGCGTCTTTTTTCTCAGAGACGGATAAATGCTCTCTTAATGTGAATGTGACTTGCCATGCCATTTGCCCGTCGATTTCGCTAGCATCAATATTGTTGGTAAAAGTACCAATGCGAAAATTAATCGCTTTTGCGGTGTGATTTGCGACTCGATAACGTTTTAATTTTCCGTTTTCGGTGGCTCTTGCCAACGTAAATAGGCGCGTGAGGATTTTTTCATCAATAAAATTAATCACGCCCGTAATGCGCAACTCTTGCGGCTTAATGCCTTGCTCCGCTACGGATGTGCTGGACGTTTGCCCTGACTGGTCTTTGTCTTGAAATTGAATGGACGAATTAACTTTGATGTTTTTCAGCGGAATAGCTTCACCATCAAGGGCGAGCGTGATTGTCGGGTTCTGTGCTGTTGATTGATTTTGTTGGACCATGAAGCATTCCCTTTAGTGGTGCAAGTTCGCTTCCTGCGAACAGTGTAGCCAATGTAAAAATGGCATCTGGCTCAGGGATATCTTTTTGTAGCCGTTCCGCTAAATAATCACCTGTGCCTTTGCCTGTAAAACTCCAAATAACTACGGATTTTCCAAGTAAATCCGTGAGTTTATTACCAATGTCTTTAAGCGCATTTTCTCTTGCTGATTTAAAACCAGACATAGCGGATTTCATGGCATCGATACCGCTTGCACTGCCTGCGCTGTTTTTGGCTTGTTCTATCAATTGGGCATTAATTGCTGCCCGACTTGTTGATGTTGATAGTGCCTGCGGTTTGGGTAAGCCGCCAAATTGTTTACCCGGTAATTGCATTTTTGTGACTTGCAGATTAGCCGCTGTTTTTGCCATGCGTTCCACCTGTGAGAAAACAGGCAGTGGAAATACAGACGAAAACAATTGCAACAATGACATAAATTCGACCTGCGATTTAGCACAGACCATCATGACAACAATGTCAGTTTCACCCGCACCTGCCAATTTCTTTGCAATATGATTAATGGCGTTAGTCGGGCTTAAATAGCATCCTGTATCTGTTTTTTGCCCAAGCCCGTAAATAAACGGATGTGCTGGTACTATCGAACAAGTTAACCCCGACATAGTCGGGGACATTTTTATCAATGATTTACGCCACCTTGGGTGGACTAGGGTTTCACTGGCCATTCGATATCCGGTGCGGTTGAGGTATCAATATCTGATACTTTGATGCTGTAAATTTCCCAAGCGGTTAAGTTATTTTTATCATCGTCTGTCGCCATATTCAGTCTTACTTTTCGCTCTAAAATGGTGATGTTTTTCTCTGCATCATCAGCACATGATTGTTTTTGTATTTCAGCGTCAGCGATAAGTTGCTCTTTAGGTACAGGCGGATTGATATGCGTCTCAACTTCTTTAGTCGTCATTTTTGTTAATACTTTCAAGTTTTCTCTAATATTAAAGAAAACAGGTAAAATTTCGGAATACTCATTTTTTAGAGGTTGATACTCAGATTCAATTTTATCGTATTCGCTTTTAGCTTCTTCTAATTTAGTTTCTTTTTCTTTAATAACTAAATTTAAGTGTTGAATTTCTTCATTATTTTCATTTTCAACATCATTGTTGCCATTAAAAATAATCACTGCTAATTTTTCTTTGACTTCGTTGAGTTCATCCAATGCATTTTGTTGTTTATTACAAGCTTGAATAAATTCTGGCTCTTTTGTTTGAATCAAAAGCTCTAGCTCAGATAATCGCTTAGTCTGCTCTATATCTGTTTTTGGATATGCAAATACATTGCTTTGAGAATCTTTAAAGTAAATCATTATTTCATCTCCGCCCATACTTCAATACTGGTTGTACCTGTATTATCAATTAAATAACTCCCCCCGACAGGGACAATAAAATAGACACTATTTCTTGTTGCGCCCGCTGCTGTTGATGGGCGTGCTATCAAAACCCCGTTAATCTTGACATCCATTGATGTAGTTGTACCGGAACTGTTTTGAGTAATAGAAACGAATATGGGTTTACTATTTGTGTTTGTGTATGTCACACCAAACTTTCTTTGTGATGTAACATTTTCCCATGCTTGCCCGATACCTATTAATGAGTCGGTTATTGCTTTTTGACTCATAATGTTTGTCGTTGATAAACCTGTATTTTGAACGACATTGTTTGTTGTTAATGCAATGGCAGCACCAGAAACGCGTATAAATCCGCTAGGGTCTTTTGTTGTATTGGCTTGTGTGTAGGCAAAAATCCAATCATCATCCCATACTCCGGCAAGCTGGCTACGTAACCCTATATTACCTTTCCAAAAGCCGATTTGAGTTGCTCGCCCTGACTCCCTTTGTAAATGCAATACACTACCCCACGCCAAACTATCAGGCGGTGAGCCCGGCACGCCTGAACCTCTGACAACACTTGTTTGTGATATACCGTTATAACCATTACCAACGGGTACGGCGATTGCTTCACCACCAAAACCAAACATCCCCACCTTCAAATAATCACCTTTAGGTTGAAAGTTTTGCGTTGCTGCATCTTGGCTCATGACATGAATAGTTGATGAACCTGCCATTTGAGATATATTATTTTTATCAAACTTCTTATTAAGGCCATCATTTAACGCGGTATTGGTTGCATAGTCACCCGCTGGGGCGTAATTACCCGCAGGCTGTTTTTTACCTAATTCAGTTGTTACCATTCGTTGGCTAGCAACCAATTCACCGCTATTGCCTGCTTGGTCGGTAATATTGGCCTTATCAATTTTTTTACTTAAATCCAATTTAAAGCGGGTTTCCAACGCACTGATTTCTTGGCTGCTTAATGCCCCCATTGGGCGCAAGTCTTTTACATTGCCATTTGCATCAATGCTAGCAATCGCAAACACTTGGTGAGTAAATCCAGCGGCATCAACATAATTATTCAATGTTGCGGCAGCGGTAATTTTAATGACCGTGTTCCACTGACTAACAATGTTTCCTTGGTATGAAAAATCAGCGTAAACCTTAGTATTGCGCAGGCCATTTAAAATCTGGTTTTGAGCCAGTTCACCGCGCAAACCGCCCACATAGCCCAAGCCTTTTTTAACCGTGTATTGTTCACCACTGCGGGTGACTTCAAAACCATCATTAAAGAATGCAGCCGCGCCATAGCTATCAACATTAATTAGGCGTTGCATTTCATCAATACCAGACAAGCGGGCAGTAAAATCAATTTGCCATGTTTCCGCACTGGTTTTGATTTGCGTTTCTTGGGCTGCCCCTTGGAATTCCAAGATAAATGAGCGGGTTAATACGTTCCCTTGCTGCCCATTTTGATTTTTAAGTTTCTTTTGGGTTGGCGCATGAGTAATCATGGCCACCGTGCCGGATGCTTTATTTAATAAGCCTATCCAGTTGAAATCAAAGTTGCCAACGTCTGCACCCATTGTGACGCTATAGGCCACGGCATTTTCGCTGGCTAAACCTGCTTTGTTGACCGCTTGACGGTGAACAATTTGATTTGCAGGGGGTAACTTTTCGTTACGGTCAATCGGTTGTGTCGGGTCTAAATTCGGCACATTGGCGAACACGAATTCATCCAACAACACGGCCTTACCGCTTGCCGCTTCTTGGGCTTTCCAATTTTCGAAAGCAACTGTAATAACTGATGCCATGAATGTAGTCCTTTACATTAATGATGCGCCAAAGGTTTCACTTGACGCGGTAATTTGTCCAATTCGAATAAATAACGGCTGATTTGGGAGCGTGGCGTAATAGCAAATATAATCGGCTTCAACAAAGCCCACACGCATTCCTAACTCATGCACCGCCATGACCTCAAAGCGATAGCGTCTGCATGTTCGCCCGTACTGCCTAATGATTTGTAATAACAAATCCGGGTTATTCGCTATTTGCCCATCGCTGACCCGTAAAATAATGACATCCCAGTCAATATCCGGCTGTCGCTCATTAATTTCGACATAGCCCACACCAAGGCGTTTAAATATCTCAATAAACCCCGCTACGCTGCCGGAGTCTTTAGCGTTGATAAACGCATATTTCACGCGCTTGCGGTATAAATCCAACGGTTCATTATTAAAGCGGTGGATATCGCGCTGATAGGCCAACAAGTTTAATAATGGCTCGGTGCATGTATCGGGGTTTAATTGCGCCAAAGGCCACGTTAACCAGCTATAAACCATTTCCCAAAATCGCTTTGCGGCTCGTAATAATGTGGCTAGCTCACCATGGTTCATCCATGACGGCAACTGCAATCGCTTTAATCGTTCTTTAAACTCGGGCATTTTGCACCTCTATCGTGAGCGATTTTAGGCGTGGGATGCTTAAATCACTGACAATGTCGGGAATGCTAAACACAATAGAGTCCAGAACGGAAAACTGTTTATGTAGCTCCCGACCTAAATTTGAGAATGAAAAACGTGAATATGGCCATGTTTTTTAACGTCATAATTGGTGTTCTCCCGAAATGCGCAACGCACCAAATCACCCGTATCTTGTTTAAGTTTTTGCAGCTCCTCAGCCGTGAAGTTTTCCACGCTTTGCACAAATAATGTGACCTTTAATGCGTGCTGTGTTTCCGGCATAGGAAAGCACTGCATATCATCACCGTGCCCGTGGTGGCCTTGTGCATTAATATAATCATTCACTTTGTCGATAAATGGCTGACTGGTGACGCCACTGTCTAATAACAAATAGGCATTAGCCGTTCCCGCGCCGCGCGGTGCATCATGCAAAAAGAAAATACGGTCAATACTCAAGCCGACAACATTCGCTATCATGCCGCGATACACTGCGTCAGTGTGATATTGACCGACTAAGTTATATTGATTGCGACAGCGGTCACGCAAATCATTGTCGCTTTCTGCATTCGCTCCCGGAACTAATAACCAATTTTCTTCGCTTTGAACGCGCTCAATACCCGCAATCGCCACGGGTAAAATACGAAAATAACCAGGAGCAAGATTGTAAGCCCCTCCGGCATTTTCAGCGATAACCGGCACTAATGCGCTATCGGTATTTATCGCTTTCGTTTCAACGGTTTTCATACTGTAAATAATTCCGTTGATACGCTCTGTTTGAACAATGGTTCCGGCAGGAATCGTGACTGTTCCCGCACCTGCGGCACGATAAAAACGGATGACGCCTTTTGCTTCGGTGGCAGGCTTGCGCGTTAAATTGACGCCCCATGCAAACATATCTAGCCACTGCCCTGATGCAGTAGCTAAATACATATTTTTCAATGTGACATTAATTAATGCTTCCGTGAGCCAACGAACAGGCTTTGTTACAATGGTATTAATCAAGCGCCAAAACGGTGACATGTCTGAGGTGTTAGTAACAAAGCCCTCATCGTGGACAATTTCTGCAAATTTGTCGCTAATTTCTTCCTCTGAGACAGGCATCCCGCTATCACGTAAAACCTGTTCATAATCAATTTCAGGAATGTTTTTACTGTTCATAATTCACCCCTAAATTGATACGGCCAAAATCATAAGTATCTGCGGTTACCCAAAGTCGCTTAGTATTTTCTTCATCAATCACAACGGTACCCGGAACTAATCGTTCATCACTTTCAACCAAGATTTCCATTTGCGTGCGAATGTCCGCGCGTAATGTTGGGCTACGCTCTGCCACTAATTGGGTGGCGAGTCCGCTTTCAATAATACGGTGTGCCACATCTTGGGTGATTGATTGACGGTTATTGCATAACTCCGGCTCATTGCCGGAGTTTAATGTCAAATCTCGGTTTGTAATTAATAAATCAATGTAGAGTAAATTATCCATTATCAAGCGCAGTCCATTCCGCTAAATCCGTTGGTGACATTCCGTTTGTCACATTGATATTTACTGTATCGTATCGCTTGCTGTTATCAATCGATTGGGTTCGGTTATTGCTGATTTGCCGACTAATGCCGCCTTTCTCTACACCGCTAAGTTGCCCACCGACTAATAAACCTGCCGCGCCTGCTGGGGCGGGTGAGCCGTCAACGGTTCCTGTGGTTTTGGTTTCAATATTGACGCCCGGCAGATAATTTAACAGGTCGATAATGCCGTTAAACGTTTTAGCAAAGGATGATTCGATAGTTTCCCATGCATCAAAGAATAGCTTAACGACACCCTCAATCATGCTGTCGAATGTGTCAATTAGTGAGAAGTTTTCAAATGCGCCCCAAAGTGCCGCCCAACCATCTGCAATGGCATTCCATGCGGTATTAAACGCTTGGCTAATTAATTCAGACATGGCAATAATGGTTTTGAAAACTAAGGTATCACCGAAATAATCTTTAAATTCTTGCCATTTTTGTGCCATCCATTCCCACGCTTGTGCGGCAACTAATCCAACCATGCGAACAGCTATCGCCACCACTTTAAACGCTGTCGTGTTCATTACTGCGGCTTTTACTGCATCCCAATGTTTAATAAGTTTATAGATGCCATAAGCGAGTAGGGCGATAGCGCCTACGACTAACAGCATAGGCCATGTCATAAAGCTAATAGCGCCACCCGTAGTGACAGTAACAAGCCGTAATGCAATTAATGTACGACGCAAGTAGTTCATTGTGCCGTTCCATGCTTTCATGGCTACATTACTTAACCAAACAGCACCGGGGATTAATTTCAACGTGGCTAGGCTAATTTTCCAAATAGCAGTTAATCCTGCCCAAATAAATTTAGAAATACCCAATACAATATTTGCTATCGCCCCTGCGGCAGCTATGCCAACAATCCCTGTCACCAAATAACCTACCCACCGCGCGATGTTAGGGAATAACGTAAACCATCGCACAAGGGTTTGACCGCCCTCCGCGAGTTTATCGATTAATGGGGTAATGACAGGTAATAACGTCATACCAATGGCGATACGGATAGATTGCCAAATAGACATAAGCCGTTCCCACGGATTGGCTAATTTTGCGGCTTGCTCCGTGGTGCGCTTCATTCCATCACTGGCACCTAAGAAACCAATATTTTTACGCAAAATATCAACATTGCCATAAAGCTGTTTGACCACGACGGCAGAATCACCAAAGGCCGCTTCAATTTCTTTTTGGGCTTTTAAATTGCCCTCAATACTCTTGCCGTATTTGGATTGCAATTTATCCAGCATTTCAGGCATGGATAACATCTGACCTGACGCATTGACGAATGACAGGCCGAGTTTTTTACCGCTATCGGTAGCTGTTTTGAGGAATGCTTCATACGCTCCCGACGACTCACCGCCTAGCGTTCTTTGCAGTTCACCCAATACCGCAAGCTGCTCATCAATCCCGACGCCAAACTGCGTACCTGCATTTTTTGCGCCCTCCATCAAACCTGTTATTTCAGCCATCGATACGCCAAATGCTTTTGATATATACACGGCCTTACCTGCCAAATCTTCGGCAAATTTAACATGACCGACGGCATTCGCATGGCTCTCAAACTGGTTAAACATTTGCCCCATGTATTCGGTAGCTTCGGTTGATGTGGCTTTCAATGCAGCGGCTGTCGTATTGGTAATTCGGGTTAATTGCGGCAAATCTTGCTGTGTGACATTGTTAATGGCTTTGCTGATTGCCGTAGTGGAATTGACAAAATCAATGGATGATTTTCCATATTGGGATGCGAATTTCAGGGCGTCTTTAGACACTTTAGACATAATGCCATCATCAATACCCTGTAATGATGCACTCATCATGGCGTCATTCATTTCAATGGCAGGGTCAAGAATGCTTTTAATAGACCAGAACGCCCCGGCAAGACCTGCACCGCCTACAGCAATTTTACCAAAGGCGACTTGGCTATCTCTAGCAAAATTAGAGACAGCCGATTGCACTTGTCGAATAGGCTTTGTGATATTGTCGATAAGGCTGAGAGTAAAATCTAACTCGCTCATGAGTCACCTTTAAACGCTAATACAATTCCGTTTGCGACTGCAATTTGCGTATTTTTCCAGTGACGGTTATCTAACCAGATTGCAGTAGCGAGATTTTCTTCCGTGTCCGGCTCATGAGGTAAATAGTGTTTTCTGAGCGCAATGAATTGCTCTAACTCATTACGCTCAATTGCACGAACACGGTTTTTTAGTTTTTTACGCTAATTTCCAGCTTTGGCGCGTATTCTTTGTTTACTGCTTCGGCAAGCTGTGCGGCAGCCCCCGGAAAGCTGAGTAATTCGTCTAAATATTCTTTGCTTTCAGCGGTGACAATACGTTTTAAATAAGTTGTGAGCGGGGCAACTTTATTGTCCATCGACATATCGTTAATCATGCCGTTATAAGCCGTGATATTTGGCTCAAAGCTAACGTCTTTTTCATTGATAGTTAACGTAATAATTTTTTTAGTCATGAGATAGTTCCTTTCTCTTTCTGATTTCGTCCGTTAATTGGTTGTGCCGTGCGGCACATTGACCGTATAAAATAGCCATTTTTTCTAATGGCTCTGAGACATCACGGCCTGTTGTTCCCGCGAGTCTCGGAATGTCCGTCGAGCATTTTTTTAACAGGTTTTCCTGATAGTTCACGCTCGATGTTTTCTGCGGTTTGGTTGTACATGCTGACAAACTCATCACTAATACAAACGTTAGTAAACACAGGCTTAATAATTTCAGTGCGTATTTCTCTGGGGGCAGCATTGGCAATCCCCTCCAATTGTTCTTCCAGCTTTTGACCGGACTCACTTGATATTTTTTCAATATCCCCTTTGATTTTTGCTGCTGTCCTACTTGCGGTTAGCTCAATGCTATCGTGATATAAGCTGTTGACTTTCCAACCCGCGCCAAAGGCACAGGCCAATAAAGCAATTATCAGCGCGAGTTGTTTTGTCATATTAATGCATATCCTTTTTCGAATTCGGCAATGCCCCAAGGTTGCTGCCCCGCATTTTCGACACGAGTAATGGCATCCGCTAAAGCAAACAAAACGTCTTTTTGCATAACAGATAAGCAATCATCAGGACTAACCCCTAACTCTTTTGCGACACGCTGAATATAGCCCTCCGTGTTATTTTCCACTGGCGGTGCATAACGGTTAATAATTTCACGAATAGAGCAAATTTTGTGTTTTCGCTCATAGGTACGCATTAAAATAAACAGTGCCCGATACCCCCATTCCGGTGCGATAAATCGGCAAAATGATTTATCTGTTTGCTCAGGGTGTAAACCTCGCCATTTATCACCGTGGCGGATATTACCGGGGTTATTGTTACGAATTCCTCTTGGTGGTAATTTGCTCATTGCTTAAATTTCCCTTTTAACAGTGCGCTTCCACGTTTTCTAATCCACATTTCAACCGCTTGGTATCCGGCAATCCCTAATGCGGACGCACACCCAACAAGGGCAAGCGGTGAAAGGTCGGGGATCCAAATTAAAAGTGCAGCGGCAGCGACAGAAGTTGCCGCCCCTAAAATCACCCGACTCACAAATAACTTGATGGTGATAGGTTCAGCCCCTGTTAGCATTTGACCAATGCTAATTAGCGCCCCGATAATAACCATTGTAATAAATGTTTTTTCGTGTTCTTCCATGAACAAATTATCCCTATTATCCGATAAGGGTTTGAGTTAACTCAGATTCCAAATAAGGAATGCCTTTAATACGCACAAAATCAGGACTGGTGACCAGATATTTAATTTTGTGAGTAGTGAGTGCGCCACCTTTGGGGTCAGTATCTAAAATATCAGTCAAAATCAATTTATTACCGAATGATTCGACTTTCATTTCTTCATTGCCCGCCTTGGCATACCAAAGGAAATCCATTGGCTTAATCCCACGCCATGAACCTGCCGCCCGCGCTTTTGCAACGATAATCTCAAAATATTTTGTACTAATTTCGATTTCACCCTCTGCGCTCACATCACCCGCGACAAAACCGTCGGGCATACCTTTGGTTTGCGCGGCGGCGGTATTATCAGTAATGGATAGACTCACTTTTTCGACGTGAATTAAGTCACCATCAATATTAAAGTCAAAGGATTGACCAGATAAACGTTGGCTCATTATGCGCTCTCCAAGCTAGCATCCAGTAAGATACTGACCGTAATTCCTTTCGGACATTCATACGTTCTTACTGTGATATAAATTTCAACGGTGTTTTTGGTTTTCCACACAATCACGACGTCATTGTCTTGCGGTGGCTTGCACTCACCGGGGAACGTAACACCGTTAATTTCTGCACTGCGTGACATTTCACGCATTGTGCGAGCAAAATAGGATTTGTGGGTTTCAATGCTGTTTGGTGTACTGTTTAAGCTACGGTCTGCAATTTTTGCAATAGCTTGTAAACGAACGCGACGCGCGACTTTATCAACAATACGCAGGTTTTCAATCGCTTGAAAATCACCGCCCTCAACATCTAAAGTGCGACCATCCGACCAATACATGCCGTCATAGTCGGGGTACCACATTGGCACGCTATAACGGAGTTTTTCCAACGCTTGCAAGGTGGCTAAATCAATTTCTACACCGCTATCATCTTTGGGTTTATTAACGCTGCCTAAATCAAGTAAAGCGCCTGTTTTCACCCGAGCCGGGCTATCGGCAATGGTAACCGCACGGTTACATAAACGACCTGCCAATACGCCCGCTTCATTTCCCCAAAATGTGGGCACTAATTGAATAGATTCAACAGCTTCGCCTTTTTGAAGCTCACCAAGGCGCGTTAATGCTAGTTGCCACGTTTCTTTTGCTTGTAACCCTGCGACAGAAAGTATTCCCCATGTCCAGCGCCCAAACTTCGCCATTAAATTGGCGCGGAGTGTTTGCGCGGCCTTAATGGTGGCTTTGGTAGTATCACCGATATAAACATAGCCCTCAACACTGGCAACAGATTGCGCTTTCATTACCGCATCAACAAAATCGGTTTCGGCTGCGCTCTCCGGTAAGACGTGAACATAACCAAACCAGTTCTGCCCCGCATTCGCCATTGCTGCCTTGATATTCGACTTTAAAGGGCTATTTTCTACCCCCAATAATGTATCTAAATCAGTTTGAGTATTAACAGGTAAGGTTTCACCAATATGGCTTTTCCCTTTGCCCACAAACAGCAAAACACGCTCAATTTCTTTGGTTTCGCCTTGTAACTGATTGACTTGATTAACCTGAATGTTAGGCCACATAGTTAAGTCCTTTTATTTAATATCCTGCGCTTTAACATCAGCGCCAAATCCAATCCCTTGTAACTGCCTTGCGAGTGCCTTTTTAAAATCGCTGTCGCTCATGCCGAGGAAAACACGTGCTGGAACGTCAATTGTCCAACTGGCTTTCGCTGCTTTTCCACTTAACTTTTTGATAAGTAAACCCGCTTGATTAAAAGACATGGTTTCTGTTATCTGTTTTACCGTTGGCTTTTTAAGCCGTTTCCCTGTTTTAACTTGGTACCCTAAGTCGCGCAGTTTCTTTGCCTGTTTTCGAGTTGCTAATCGGTTCGGGTCACTATTTTGCTGGCTTTGCACTTGCTTTCGGCTGATAGTGACATTCATCCCATGTTGCTGGGCATACCCGACAACGCCTGCGGGCACATTTTTAGCCCCATTACGGTACTTGCCGCCTTGTAAATAAATGCGTACTGCTTCAACTTGTGGCATTTCTTTGATGTGCAGTAACTTAGGCATGTTACGCAGCATTTTTTTACGCCAAGGGCTTTTTCTGGCCTGCCAGTTTTTTCCGTCTGGCGATTGTTGATTTTTAACATTTCGTTTAGCGGCTGCAATTACGCCATGTTTCGCCATACGCCATAAAAACCGTTGTCGTTTTTTAGGGGGCAACTCCAAGCCTTTTAAGGCTTTTTGCATATCCGCAAACTGGCTTTTATTAAGTTGACCATTAATTATCATTTTTCACGTCGCTATAAATTTCAGCGTGTTCGGCATAACCAAACTCGGTATCTGCCAGCGACCAACGTTTACCATCAAATGGAACGATACCATTTGGATCTTCTTTCATGACAACGGGCTCAAATAATGAAATAGAGACAACAATAACGGCTGTTTCATCGTCAACATCAACCGTCATTGACGGGAGCTCTTGCTCAATATTGCTATTACCTAGCTCGTTATCTTGTTCACTTGCCCATGCATCAATAAGCAGGGGAATATAATCAGGGTGAATTTCACGATAAGGAAATCGCCCCCAAGAAATCAGTGCATCACATTGGCGTATCATCATTTGATACTGCTCTAACCCGAAATTTTTATGCGCGCGGATAAATTGAATTTCGTCCGTTTCGCTAGTGAATTCGACCTGACAAACTCGCTCAGGTAAATTCGCTTTTAAAAACTGGGTTAGACTTTGTAATTTGCTCATATCATTGCCACCGTGACACGTTTTAAGCCTTTCATGTTTCGAATAACAAACGCAGCTTCTGCAAGTAAACTGTTTTTAGTTTCTGGGTTTTCTTGCTTTGGATTCGGAGCGCGACTTGATACAGAATTAAACTCGCCAATTAAGTCAGCTTTTGCCCTTGCATAGAGTGCTTTTTTATATTGTGCACATAATGCATTTTGTCCTTTGGTCTTAGCTCCCGGCACATCATTTGCAGTGCTATAACCTTTCGAAATATATCGACTTTTTAACGATTCAAGCGCTAAATTAATTTCAGCAATACTGGCTAATAGCGCACCGATTAATAACTCACTATCTAAATCAATCGGTATTTTTCGCTGTTTTTGAAAATCAGCTAAATTAATATCAGGCCAAAAAGCATCATTCGTTATTTCAACGGACTGATAATTTAATTCATTGCCATTGAGCATGATTTATTACCCAGTAAAAAACACTGATAAATTAGGTACACTCTTAATTAATAATAAAACTATAGTGAGACTAATTACGGATTTAAAATTAATTAAAACTGGAAAATTAAACTTTGCTGATGAGCAAAATAAATTCCAACTTTTTAAAACATAATATGTGGATAGAAGAACTATAAAAAACAATACAACGCTTAAACCAAATAACGTTAAAATTGATGTCATAATTTATCCTTAAAAAAACGGGCAGTCCGGTTTCCACGGTTAATGACATGATTGTCATACCTCCACCGCGCCCGTTTCGGCTTGCGGTAGTCGTTTTTATTCGGCTGTTAACGCTCGAATGCGCATGGCGATCCGTTTTAAATGCGTATCAACCCCCACTTTCGGATTAAGCTGTCGTGCTTTTTCCATGTATGATGCGGCTTGCTCCAATGTATCAATACAATCAATGGCGCTGGCTTTCACATCTTCATTGATATTGCTTCTTAGTAAATTCAATGCAGCAAATTTGTAGTATTTCGCCCTGATTTTTTCGTGAACTCGCCATTTTTCAGTGACATTTTTAAAGGTTCTTGAAAAATAAGGCTCAATACTGTTTCCCGCTTCATTTTCTAATGTTGCCCACGCTAAGATAGTGTCAGCAACAAAGGCCGGAAAATTACTGCGGAAATTGTCTGGGGTGAGCTGTCCTTGCTCAATGGCAATATCTGCCCAATCTAATCCCTTGTCGAAATCCCCAACATCAAATAGCCAAACGGTGCAGTAAGCAAAAATCGGGTTTCGGTAGACCTCCCCCTCGGACAAATAGCGTTCAGCGGTGGGAAGATAAGCGGGGAGTAACTCCCGCTTTTTCATTTCCACTCTGTCAGCCGTTGTCGGTTGCTCACGCAGTCTTTTGACATCCCGCTCAATCGCCCTCGCTTGTAAGTGCATACTGGCACCATCTGCGATAGTGACGGCCTGTTGCTGTTCTAGCTTTTGGCTTAGTTCAACGCTAGCCCGATGACGTTGAGCAGGTGATAGCATGGTTTATTCACCTACCTTTTCAGCAGGTTCAGTAATTTCACCAATAGTGACCGCGCTTTCATCATAAGCGGCATATAACTCTGGATATTCCAGCGCATATCCTTCATTACGCAGATATTTATTTTCATACTGCTTACGGTCTTCTACAAACTCCGCTTTACGTCGACGAGTATTACGTTGCGTGTAGATATGCAGGTTTGACAGTGTTGTCACAACCATACGTTTACCCGGCATAAATGGCGGCACTAGTGCTTTACGACCCGCAATAGTATCAGCCAACATTTGAGCTGCGATTTTTTCCGTCGGGCGGTCTGCCGCTTGATACAAGCGGTATTGTTCTGCTGCTACCAAATCAGCGCCAACAAGCACCACCAAGCGCGGGTCATTACGGAACTGCTGCGGAATTAAGGTATTAATCAGGTCTGAAGCCATCGCATCCAATGAGCGATAGTCCCCTTTATCATCTAATGTGACGGGATCCGTGACAATTTGCTTACCTTTTTCCCAATTTTTAGCGATTTGATGCCAACCAATGTTTACATCTTCCCCATTAGGGTATTTTTCTGGGTTGGTTTTATTGGCAACTTCTACACCATTAAAACCAATGCGGAGCATATCGAGTGCAAATGATTCGTTGGTAAATGTTTGCATGCGTTGTGCAAATTCATCTTCTGTCCCAGCATTCGCCCAAACAGACAATAAACTCCATGGCAATGCAGCGCCTGAATCAGTTTCAACCAGTTTATATTCGTTACCACTGACCGCAGTTTGACGAATAAAACGGCCTGTATCACTACGCCCCGTAAAGATACCCGGATTACCGACAGCGACGACTTGGCCTTGAAGCTGGTCAACATCAGCACAAGTAATCATGTTTAAAAACTCAACTTGCTCTAACAATGCAGAACGTAATGAAGTTTCTTTTGGATCCGTCAGCGAAAAATAACGAGTTGTCTTATCAATCCCATAAGATTTTTTAAGACCCTCTTCATAACTATCAAGACACTTAACTGCCTTTTCATTTAACATGGAAATCCCTCTCCTAAGCTAATGACGATTAAAGATATTCGAAGCCTTTTTTGCGTTCTTTATCTTCGCCTTTAGGGTTATTTTTTGGCAACTTAGTGACTTTTTCGTCTAACTTTCCAAAGTTTTTAACGATTTGTGGTAGGCTCTCACGCAAACGTGCGAATTCTTCCGTGTCTACCACTTCTTTTACCGTGTCGACGTCGTCTTGAACGTCTTCCACTTCCTGCTGAGTAGATGCAAGCTGTTCTTTTAACAGTTTAATTTCTTCTTCGGCAGCGGCTAATGCTTCCGCTAGTTTCTGTAACTTATCACCGTCAACCGTTTCCTCTGGCGGTGTCGCTTCTGGCTCAGCAATATTAAACAACTTACGCCAGCTTGTTTTCTTAGACTTTGTTGACATGTCCTTGTCCTTTCGTTTTTTTCGGCTGAAATGTAGCCTTGTGGTTCCAACACTGGCAGGCTCATTAGTAACAGCCAGCCCTTCAAGATACGATTTACCTGTCCCTCTAAAATTACCGTCAGGCGTTAATTCTATGGAGGTAAACAGGTATTTATCCTCGGCATTTGCGATTAATAAGCTGACAAATGGCCTGATAATGGCGAGAAGCTGTAATTCACCATGCTCATTTTCTTCAAGCATGACCTCAAGCACTTCGCCCATTGGTTCTGCATCGTGATTATGTTCCGGCCAAATTAGTGCCGCATATAATTTATAATCGTAGAGCTCTGCCGCATCTAACAGGTCTTGCCTTTCAATGACTCTGCCGTCTACGGTGTCACCCTCTGTCGCGATACATAACCATGTTGTTCTTAATTGCGACATTTACATGTTGCTCCCGTCCTTGGGTTTGTTGCTTCCATTTCGTTAGGTGCTCAGTATTGCCCACATTTTTTTCACTGGCGACAAGTTCGATTCGGTTATAAATGCTTTGCCGAAAGCCGCTTAATGCCAGCGTTTAAAGGTCGGGGCACAATGCATCTACTATGGCTAAATACACGGATGCAAAAATACAGGTCGCAAAATCGTTATATTTGCGACGCTATACTCCAGCGGAAATCGCGGAGGAATTGAGCCTGCCTAATCGTAGGATTGTTTACTATTGGGCAGAAAAATGGAATTGGGCAGATATGCTCAGTCATGAGAGTGTGATTGAAGCAATTAACCGTCGCATTGTTTTATTGAGCGAGCGAACTAAAAAAACGGAGCTTGAATTAGATGAGTTAGACCGCTTGATTGCTAGCCACGTTAAATTAATGGCGCAAGCGAATAAACACGCTGAAAAAATGGCAGCGTTAAAATCGCAATCAGCGGATATGCAAGGCGGTGCTGATTATGCAATGAATGAAGATGGCGAACCGAAGAAAAAGAAACGCTATCGTAAAAATGACATTTCTAGCCTGACGCCAGAAGATTTCCAACGCTTTGCTGATGAAATGCTGTTTGGTTATCAAAAGCATTTGCGCATTAATATCACGCAGGCAGTGCGCAATATATTAAAAAGCCGTCAAATCGGGGCAACGTGGTACTTCTCCTTTGAAGCCTTTGAGAATGCCTGCTTGACGGGTGACCCGCAGATATTTTTATCTGCGTCAAAACCCCAAGCGGAAGTATTCCGGTCATATATTGTGAATATTGCGGAGCAATTCTTTGGTGTATCGCTAACGGGTAATCCCATCCGTTTAAGCAATGGCGCAGAGCTGCGCTTCTTATCCACCAATAAAAACACGGCTCAATCTTATAGTGGTCATTTATATTGTGACGAATATTTTTGGGTTCCTGATTTTAAACGCTTAAATGATGTTGCATCAGCAATGGCAACACATGACCGCTGGCGTATCACCTATTTTTCCACGCCTAGCTCTAAAACACATCCAGCTTATCCATTTTGGATGGGGGATGAATGGCGCGGTAATGACCCTAAACGTAAGAACGTCGAGTTTCCAAGTGAGAAAGAAATGCGTGACTGGGGGCGTGAGTGCCCCGATGGGCAATGGCGCTATATCATTACCCTTGAAGATGCGATAAAAGGCGGCTTTAACTTAGCGTCTATCGATAAATTACGACAACGATATAACCCTGACACATTCAACATGTTGTATATGTGCGTATTTATTGATAGTGGTAAGTCTGTCTTTAAATATGACACCTTAATGAAATGTGGTGTTGATGTGAATTTATGGGAAGACCATAAACCCGACGACCCGCGCCCATTTGGTAATCGCGAAGTGTGGGGCGGGTATGACCCTGCACGCTCTGGCGACACGTCAACATTTGTTATCGTTGCACCACCCATGATGGCACCCGAAGTATTTCGGGTATTGGCAACATTTTATTGGCAAGGGTTTAGCTGGCGACATCAAGCAAAATTAATTGAAGACTTAACCAAGAAATATCGTTTCACACACATTGGCATTGATACCACAGGGATAGGTCAATCCGTATATGAAATGGTGCAAGATTTTGCGCCACGTATCACACAGCCCATTCTTTATAGTTTGCAAATGAAAACGCAACTTGTGATGAAAATGATAGATATTGTCGACGAAGAACGCATTGAATGGGATATGGATCAGAAAGAAATCCCCGCGTCATTTTTATGCATCCGTCACACAACTACAGGTAAAGGTGGTGCAATGACATTCGTCGCAGATAGAACACAAGAAACAGGCCACGCGGATGTTTTCTGGGCAACATCTCACGCAGTAATTAAAGAGCCGCTTAACACGGATAAAAAGCGCAAATCTAAATATATATTACCAAAGGCTGCATAATGAAAAAGAAACGGAATTCACGTAAACAAATGGCGCAACCCGCTAAAGCCCCCTCTAAAGGATTTAGCATCACACTGGGCAAGCCAACGCCTATTCTAACGACACATACTGATTATAAAAATATCTGGTATGACAATGATTTTGACCATTGGACACCGCCAATAGACCGTGAAGCACTGGCGCAATTGGTGAATTTAAATGGCCAACATGGTGGCGTTCTCTATGCCCGCCATAATATGGTCACCAGTGATTATATTGGCGGTGGCCTAACCCACGAGCAATTAAAAGCGGCTGTCTTTAATTACTTTTTATTTGGTGATGTGGCCATTTTAAAAGTGCGTAACGGTTGGGGGGAAATCATCGGATTGGAGGTTTTACCCTCACTTTACTTGCGTAGGCGTAAAGACGGTGATTTTGTCATTTTACAAGAAGGTGATCCGCTAGTTTATACCCCTGATGAAATCATTTATATCAAGATGTATGACCCACAACAGCAAGTCTACGGTTTACCGGACTATATTGGCGGCATCCACGCAGCTTTACTGAACAGTGAAGCAACTATATTTCGTCGTCGTTATTACCATAACGGGGCACACACGGGCGGGATGATTTACTGTAATGACCCGAATATGACCGACGAAGTAGAAGAACAAATTATCCAAAAACTCAGCCAAAGCAAAGGGATTGGTAATTTTGAAACTATGTTTGTGAGTGTGCCGAATGGTGACCCTGACGGCATCAAATTTATTCCCGTTGGGGATATCTCTGCAAACGATGAGTTTAGCAATGTGAAAAGTATTAGTGCGCAAGACATTCTAAATGCTCACCGTTTCCCCGCAGGCCTTGCTGGCATCATTCCCGGCTTAGGCTCTGGCGGCTTAGGTGACCCCTTAAAAGCAAGAGAAGCCTATCGACAAGATGAAGTTATCCCCGTACAAAATTTATTTATGAATGCGGTCAATAGTGAAATCGGTAGAAATGAGTCTTTGAAATTGAATTTCCGTCAAAATATCATTAAGGAAAATGAATAATGTCTAAAAATAGGGTAAAATTAAGACGTTATCAACAATCGGAGGTCTGGAACGTGCGAGTATTAAAAATATTCTGCCCCATTTGCGGCCAACGCGCGACAATTCGCAAATCGAATCGTAAACATCGTGAAATTTCAGACCTTTATTGCGCCTGTAATGATGTTGAATGCGGTCACACCTATGTTTTAAATCTAACGTTTAGTCACACTATCAGCCCTAGCGCCCACTCAGATGATTTGATTCAATCCATGATTGAAAAATTTAACCCCGAACAGCGCCAACTGGCGCTAGGGTTATTAACCTCAAAGGGTGCATGATTGCTGATTTACATCAGGGCTGCTATTTAGCAGCCTAATTTTTTGATTGCTCTTTTTTGCTATTTCTTCCCTTGCACCGTCTGCAAGTTCAGTAATCAGTGTGAGTACAACTTGACGCTCATAATGGTTGCAACCCTCTAAACTCCCTAGTTTTGCAATAACACTAATGCGCTCAAACGCTACCGATTCCTGTAATAAATCGCTCATATTCAAATTCCCATTTGTATACTGGATATTTGTACAGTATACATAAATAAAGTCATTGGGAAACCCTGTAAATCAGAAATAATTAAAATTTCTTTTGAATTACAGGGTTATGTGATTCATTTATAAACTATCCGCTTTGTGACATGTCACGGCAATATTATCCAACTTCAAATCATGCCAGCCGTTTGTATTCCAACAATCAGCCGCACCCGATAAGCAACACTGACTAACAGGCAATTGCTCACCGCATCTTTTACAGGTTGATTTTGATAACTCGTGAATTTTGTCACTTAGTCGCGCAGTATCTTGGCGAATTAATAGTTGAATGTACTCATTCATTTCGTAAGGCTCCCGCCCTGGTCGACGAATAGCACAATTATTTTTCAACATTTCCAATTCTTGACTATCAACCATCAGTTCAAATTTCGTTTCGCCACTGTCTTTTTGTCGCTTACGCTGTTCCGCTTTGCGCTCCGCTGCTGTTTTTGCCATTTTCTTTTATCCTCTGCTGAATTCGAGATATAGCCGACTCACACCGAGCCAGTGATTTTTTGACTTTCTCTGACTTAAATACGATTTTTTGGATATGGCCATTCGCATGAAATTTCACGCTTTGACCGTTTTCTGTATAAATTGCCCCTCTTGCTATCGAATGGATCATGAAAGGGTCTTTTTCGGGGTCTAAAGTGATGCCAATTTCTTTGGCTTTTCTGACAATATCGGGAATAACCGTTTCTTTTTCTTTAATCGTCCTCCGTGCCTGCGTACAGTTATTGACAGAACTCCAAGGGGCGCTAATCGCGCCATCAAAACCAGCCTCCGCTGTCGCTTCGGCTAACTTCGGCACAATCTGCCAGTTCTTAATACGTGTGATAATTGGGGAGTCGTTACCCACTAAAGTACAGTAAACCCCTTTGATGCAATCGACGGGCTCACCATATGCGTTGGTCTTTTCTTCACGCTCATACCATAGACGGGCGATAAGGTCGGCACGACGTACAAATGCACCACCTTGCAATTTGGTGTATTCGCTCCAGTTGCTGGTATCGGCTGCTTTGTGGATTTCGGCAAATTCAACATCTAAACCTGTTGATGCTTCGGTATCATCACCCATGCGGCGCAGTTCACGCCATACCGACACAGGCGCACCGCCTATTTGTTGAAACTGGCGAATTTTCCAATGTGAAGCCCAAGCGGAAACCGCACGCGCCATGTCTTTGCACTTCTGGCCTGATTCCTTATCGACTTCATCGTCCATTGCGTAACCGTCGATATTTTTTGAAATGTATTTAGCGATATAGCCAGTTGCACTGCCTTTTCTTTCGTCGATAGGCTCAACGTGAAAACGGGCTCTTAATGCTTTAGGTGTAGTAAGTTCGTCTTTATCTTCTAAACGTGCATAGTGACTAAAAATAGAACGCAATTGTTTTTTATGTTCAGGCATAACAAACAGCAACATATGCCAGTGCGGTGTACCATCATGGTGTGGCTCAGTAACACGAAAACCAAAAACACGGATACCCGCACGGCTATAAGCCGCACGTATTTTCGCCCACGTTTTACATAGATATTTTTGGGTTGCTCTTGGATCACATCCGTTCCAATTATCAACAAAACCACCTGCTTGATAGGCTGAATGGTATTTTGATGGAGCTGTCATTGTGTAAAATTCACCATCACAGCCCATTTCATTTGCGAGGTCTTCAAACCCGCGCATGCGTGCCATTAACTCACAACGACGAACAGCAGGGTTTGCCACGCTACCTAAAACCATTTTTGTAAGTTCAGTTCGGTTGCCGTCTTCGTCTTCTAATTCAAAGTCTTTAAGAAATTGCCAGTTTGAACGCTTTTGCTCTACCCAGCGATGCAAGGTTGTTTTTGAAACATAAGGGGATGCGGATTTTTGAACTTGACCAATCGCGATAGCAAGGTGCTCACGTTTAAGGTCACATAAACGCTTTAAGCGACGATACCACCAAGAAACATCAAACATGCGAAGTAATGCCGCGCAAAGTTTATCTTCACTTGGTTTAATTCTGCCTTTAATAAATTGCTGCCAATATGGCGGCTGTGTGCCCGACTGCAATGTTAATTTAGCAAGGAAAGCGTAAGTTTTATCAAGACGCTGACGGGCTTCACATTCATCTTTTGGGTCGCTGTTGGCGTATTGCTTTGTTGCAGCTTCATAGTTATCACTCATAAAACTGGCAATATCATTTGCTAAAGTTTTGATAACCGTTCTATCTAACTGCGCAATATTTTCGAGTTGTTCAATAAAAGGGAATGGTCTATCACCTGAAACACGATGCTTAAACTCATACTGTTTCATGACCCGTTCGAATCGTGGCAATACATTCTTAGCGGTTTTGCGTAAAAATTCATTGGCACGACGACGACCCTTTTGATTAAAAAGGCGTGCGTATTTAGTGGCAAAGTAAATTGATAGGAAATCGGGGACATGAGAAATAATTTCATGACGCCACTCAGCATCATCTTTATTAGCATCCCACATAATGCGTTCAGCCAGAGTCGCTGATTTTGGCAACTCTGGCTTATTTTCTTCTTGTTGGCGACGTATTGAAATATATGCGTCGCTATTGTGTTCTTGGTTCGAGCTCATTTTGTTAGTCCGTGATGTTTAGTTAATTCTTTTTTGTTGGTATATCTGTGATAATGATTAAGCATATTCAGTATTTTTCTAAAACTCATAGAGGAGTTACCATGGACGATTCATACATTGATAACATCAAGCGAAGTCAACTTGAGGAAAAAATCTCCAAAATAGCTAAAAAAGTATCAAAAAATGAATTGGGAGGAGGGCCGATGGTGGTTGCAATTGAAAATGAAAATGGAGAAATCTATAGAGTGATAACAACATATGGAATGTCCTCATACCTTAGCTTAGTTGATAAATTGGCTGCATTAGGCTTAACGGATTTGTTTGCCGATAATTTAAGCCCGGGTAAGTACGACAGCCAATTCACATTTAAATGATTATTAAGAGCAGTTTTAGAACTGCTCATTTTTGACCATATACTTTTCAACGTATCGATTGGATGTTTCCTGATTTTCAATATGACTAATTTCGCTTTCTAGTAACTGGCTGATTGCTGCATAATCTGGTTTTTCTTGCAGCACATACATTTGAAGCTTACGCAGGCGAGAAGCGTAACGGTCATTGCAAACTTTGCGTTCATCGTTACGATTCCAGTTGATGCAACCATCAATTAAAATTGCATCATTTGATGTGGCATCTAATACAGGCGTAAATACTGGCTCTGGTATATTCATTTATTTAATTCCTAAATTTAGAGTGTAAAAATCCCTGACGCGCTAACGTCATTTATTTAATTGGGTATTATTTAGTTGAGTGGTAAGGTTAAATTTTTAGGTAATAAGGCGCTTGAGCCTTTAATATAATTAATGGCTTTAACAATATTAAATATTTCTTTTGAAGTGAAATCTTCAAATTGACAACCATGTCTAGACTTATCAATTTCAGCCATGAAAAATATAACAGCTAAAAGTTTTTTATTATTTTTATGGTCTTCATTAAAGCGGTCACGCATTTCTTTTATAAATGACTTTAATTCTTTGTTCTCTAATCCCGAGGTTTTAGATTTAACTTCACATACTTTATTGATACCGTGTACACGCTGACCTATAGACATTGGCATGTAACGCTGCTCAAGTATTGCTGGGTTCTGTCTCATAGTAATTACCTATATTCTAGAAATTAAATAAACAGTTGCAAACAAAATAACGGGAACAATATATTTCAATGAACCATCTTTTTTGTTTGAGCTGATTTCTTCTAAACGTTTAAATGAGTCACCAGTGACTTTATATTTGTACTGCTGTTTATGTGCTTGAGTCATTTCTTATTCCTCAGAATGGAATTTCATCATTACCTAGTCCGTAATCAAACTCGTTACGAACATCATTAAGTACTTCATAAACTGCACCAATATCTAATGAACATATATTCATTGAATAAAAAATTTGATTTAAAAGTTCTTTTTTCAATGTTGCTTTTTCTGATACTCTTTTAAAAACATCACCCTTAAGCTTTTCTTGTGATGGTTTTATTACAATGTTTTTTCCTGTCATTTCAGCTAACTTTTCTAAATCACTTTTTTTATTGCACATAATTACCTCACACCATTGCTTGACTGAATCCCACAACGGTATCAATCGCTGATACAAACGCAGGGGATGAATGTAAACGGGCTGAAATTGTCACACCAACTAATGCTAAACAACGGATCGCATTATTTACGCTCTGTTTAATTTCAGCGGAACGGGCATTATTAATATGACCACCTAAAACCGCTTGGCTTGCTAACTTTCCGACCTCTGCCGTTGCATTTAGAATATGCGCAGGGAAATTTCCTTCACTTGCATTATTCAAAGGTACAGACGGCTGGCATTGAAGCTGCTCTAATAAACCATCTAACAACGTGGCATCTTCTGTCGCATCCGTAATTTTAACTAAATCACTTGATGTTAATTGGTGCGGCTGTTCTGGGTTTAACTTGTTACGCAACATTTGCGCATTCATGCCGATTGCTTCCGCTATCTGAACAAGGTCACCTTTGTGCGTAATCGCAAAAGCACGACATGCATTATCAAAGTGTGATTGTTTGGAAGCTTGATAATCAAACATGGTATTTGTTCTCCTAAAGCGAATAATAACTACGCTTGAAGCGAAACATTTGATTTAGAAAGGGCTTCAATTGTAATGGCAGCAAGGTTAATGAAGACGGTACCTTGTTTTAAACCTTTATGTTTTTCACGAACTGGCAAACGGCCATCAGCAATCATATTTCGTACTGAGCTTTCTGATAGGCCAGTGCGCTTGCAGTACTCGCTAACTGTAACGTATGGGTCTGGAATGGTTATTGTAATGTTTGGACGCATAAGGCAAAATCTCCTATTGGTTCTATATGGTGTTATTTAATTCTATTCGTTCCACCCGAATAACTTAACGCAAGAATACTTCGCGTTAAACGAATTGTCAACACTAAATAGCATTAACCTTTGGTTTAACACGAAGTCAGGAATATGCGAATGAATAACTCATTTGATTTTGTATCATGTGAAAATAGTGGGGCAGTTTTAGATAGAATTATGGAAGCTTATGGTTTTTCATCAAAAATCATGCTTGCAGAACATTTCAATATTGGGGCTAGTAGCCTATCAGGAAGATACAAGAGAAATATTTTTCCTGCTGATATGGTTGTTCGCTGTTTGCATGAAACAGGTGTAAACCTTGAATGGTTAGTATGGGGTACAGGAAAGCCCTTCGATAATGCAAAAGTAGATATTTTAAAATTAAATACTTTTAAAATTATTGATGGAAGCTTGCAGCAAGCAAGTACAGTGATGTTTGATAAAGTAATGTTATCACCTAAAAAACCTTTCCCAGATGAACCAGTATGCATTCATATGGATAATGATTATTACCTCATTGACAAGTCTTTTGGCGAGGTTTTTGACGGGAAATGGCTGGTTGATATTGAAGGGAAAATAAGCATTCGTGAGTTAACTCGAATTCCAATTCAACGTGTTCGGGTTTCTGGCGTTGGCATGGCTTTTGATTGTGACTTAAAAGACCTAACAATTCTTGGCAGGGTTATAAAAGAGATAAAGGATTATTGATATGTTTAAATTTTTGAAAAGCATATTTTCTAAAGAAAAAGCTAATATTACTAGCACAAGCGATAAAAAAATTGATGACACCAGTCGTAATCATGCTTTCAATATGATTAACAATGAAGCGACTATCTGGCAAGGTACGTTACCAAACATTAGTTTTTCGTATTATAACGATGATGATAAAAAGCAAAGGGTAAGTGGTGATTTAAGAAGAATATACCTACACAGTAAAGGTGATTTTTTTGTATGTATAGATGTTGATAATGTAGCCCTTAACATCAATGAAAATCATATAGATACTTTATTTTTATATAAATCATCTAGATATAATTTGGTTGAATTATTTAGAAATGTGCTCCGTCTTGAAAATCAAAAAATATTTGAATACGCAAACTATATTCGCGACTTAGCTGCTACCCCAAAGATTATAAAAGAAATGACTCCATTGAAAACAGAGTTCACTTACGCATATAGAAAAGGTGATGAAAGAGTAAGGGATAAATGTTGTGTTTATGTTGACCAATATTTAGTTAATGACCATGGCTTTGAATATATATCAGGGCTAAATGTTTCTGATAATAAACGCCTTTATTTTTCAAAAACCAAAATAGATACGATGCTAAGCAGTGAGGGGCATAAAAAATATAAGTTTGACGATTGGCTTGTTCATGTGTTTGGTGTCAAAGTCGATGTCAATAACTAAACAACCCGACGGCCGCTGGCGTTTAGATTTTTATCCCGAGGGTAAGAAGAACGGGAAGGGTAAGCGCATTCGAAAAACATTCACTACCAAAGGTGAAGCGATAGCCTATGAACGTTATATTTTAGACAACACCGACAACCAACCTTGGTTGAATGATAAAGAAGACCGACGCAAACTTATTGAGCTTGTTATTTCGTGGTATGAAGCGCACGGCATAACTTTGAATGATGGTGAGCAACGTTTAACTGGGATGACTTTTGCCTGTGAAGCAATGGGCGACCCATTAGCCACTGAATTTAATGCGCAAATGTTTTCTTCATATCGTGAAAAGCGCATGTCGGGCAAAATTTATCGTACTGAACGATATAAGCAAGTCTCAACTAGAACCATGAATATTGAGCTTGCATGGTTTCGCGCCATGTTCAATGAACTATCAAGAATGGGCACTTGGAAACACGGAAACCCTTTACAAAGCATTAGGCCGTTTAGAACTGACGAATCAGAAATGGCGTTTCTGACTCATGATGAAATTAAGTTATTACTTGAAGAGTGCGAGAACAGTTCAAATAAGCATTTACTAACAGTCGTTAAAATTTGCTTATCAACAGGGGCTAGATGGTCAGAAGCTGAAAGCTTGAAAGCGTCGAATGTTACACCTTACCGAATTACGTATAACAAAACTAAAGGCAAGCGCAATAGAACGGTTCCAATCAGTGAGGAGTTATACGAATTACTGACAGCAGGGAACAAAAGGGGTGCTTTGTTTACTTCTTGCTATTCTGCCTTTGGTAGTGCTTTAAAACGCACTGGTATTGAATTACCAGACGGGCAATCGACCCACGTATTGAGACATACATTTGCTAGCCATTTTATGATGAACGGTGGCAATATTTTAGTCTTACAGCGCATACTTGGTCATACTGATATCAAAATGACAATGCGTTATGCGCACTTTGCCCCTGACCATTTAGATGAAGCTTTGCGATTAAATCCACTTGTCACAATGCCCTAGTTAGTAAAATTATTGCCCCTTTTGTGTCCCTCTAGGTAATTAATCATTGGTGCTATTTGTTTCTATTTGATGTTGAAATTATTTATATTTCAGTAAGTTATTGTTTTATAAATGTAAGGGACATTACTCTTAATCACTCGGTCGTGGGTTCGATCCCCACACAACCCACCAAAATTTTCAATGAGTTATGGGCATGCTGCGGAACCTATACTGTCTGTATGGGACGTATTTGGGACGCAGCCATTGAAAACAGTATCAATTTGTTTGGCGTGTTCGGTTATTAAGTTTGATACATTACATCCGTTCTCATTGTTTATATCAATAATATATTTGATATTTAGAGACTATGCTATCATATCCATCATAAAGCTATTCTTTCAATTTATTAGATCTCAATACTGGTTCAATAAACCAATGAATAATTGAGTTTGATGCTAGTAAAAGTGCAATTGTAATTGTAGATAGAGTAAATGCTATTATTAATAATAAATTTAGTTCCATATCTAAAAAACTTAATGTTTGTAATATTACAAAACAAATAATTGGATGGATTAAATAAACACCTAAAGCATTATTTGATATTTTTGCATATTTTTGAGTTGATAAAGCAAAGTAAATAATAATCGAACCCAGTATTAGGCTTATTACAAAATCGAAAATATAGATAATGAATGAGTTTAGAATTAAATTAGTCTTGATTGCACCGAAAATTATCTCATAAAAATCGTTTCGATAATTAAGAAAGGTAATCGCTAAAAATGCTATACAAAAAATAGTGATAATAGGCTTTTTCCTTAACGAAAATATATTTTGATTATGGATAAAATAAGCAATGACAAAAAATGGGAAATATAAAATAATTGAAAAAAAGCTAGAAATTGGCATTAGGTAAGTCTTTGTTATAAATGATATTATTAGTGATGTGATTAAGATTGCAGATAGGTTAAATTTGTTTGATTTAAAGCTCTCTGGTAATAATAAAAAAACAGCTTGCCATATAGGTGTTGCTAAAAAGAACCAAACCCCGTACTGAGGAGAAAACAAGTATTTTTTAAAAGTTAACTCACCGGTGAAGTAAAGTGGAACCATGTCGATTGTTTGATACGTAAAATAAATTATAAAGGCAGGAAGAAGGTGAGATTTTAACTCTTTCCATGTTGTATTTTTTGTTATAAATGCGACTATAAATACAAACATAGGAATTAATGTTAAGTCAAAAACAGTAATAAGCAACGAATATTTGTTTTTATCAACTAAATTTAAATAAAAATTAAAAACAATTAATGAACTTAATATTAATTTTAGCGTTGGCCAATATGGTTGGCCAACGTTTTTTATATTCAAGATTAAGTGATTTTCTTTTTTCAT